ATCACACGTGCGTAGACGTCCCCGCCCCCTGTGGGTAGGAACGTATGGCACGCATAAACAGGAGCTTCGGCTCCGGCCAGGTTGCCCGCTTCCTCGGCCTTGAGGATAGCCTGAGCGATATCGTGCTGGATGACCTGATCGTGATCGTCTTGGTTTTGGTGAAGAGTTTCTTTGCTCATAGTCGGTTAAACATTGTGTGGAGTACGAAGGCGGCGGCTGCGATTCCCGAGGCTTCGACGAACGCTTCGGGCCAGCTAATGACTGTAGATGCGATAAGCGTGATCATTTGCGGTTACGGCGTTCAAACATGGACTTGTCTCCACGATTGGAACTAATCGAGCGAAGCCGAGTGTTGCTGTCAGAAGCCGATCCGCCACTTGCAAGAGGACGAATGTGATCGACGTCCTTCCCTTTGAGGGCGGCGGCTCCGAGCTTCTTCTTCATGTGAGCGCGGGCGAGGTTTCTTTCCTCCCGCTTTTTGACCTGCTCAGGCTGAGCTTGGTAAGCTCGGTCATAAGCGCTGTAAACACGTTTGCTAGTAGCCATAGGGTCACTTGCAATTCCAAGCACGCAGAGACTTGTTAATCCTGCTGTTTGGATCGCGCTTGGTTTTCTCGCTGGTGAGCTTGCTCTTCATACCTTCCATGCGGGCGCAGAACGACTTGCGGCGTCCGGCGTCTTTCTCATTCTTGGGATGGGGTGCGGGTGGCTTGAGGTGCCCTCCGGTGGCTTTGTTATAGCTGGCGCGACCCTTGGCGTTTAATCCGCCCTTGGGGTCTTTGCCTTCCTTCTTTGTCCAGGCTTGTGTCATTGGTAGTTGGGTTATGAATCTCCGCTAGCCTCACCGCCGCCCTGACACGATGAGTCAGTACTAGCGGTGTCGATGGCGTCGAATCCGTGGTCTTGCTGACACGTACACGTATTGATCGTGCAGGTAAGGTCAGCGGTCCCCTGCGCGAAAATGATGTCCGGCATAGCCATGATGCGTTCTTCGTCTCCTATGACGTGAACGCGTCCGCTGGATTTAGTTTCGTACACACCGTGCCGAAGATCTCCTTCGACACTTTTACGCATGAAACCAAGAACCTCGTCTTCGCTGGCGTGGCTGCCGGGGTCTCCTTGATCAAAGGATTCGATGCAATTTAGAATTTCAGATAGATCCGACCCGTCCTGGAAAAGGGAGTGCAGAACAATGGTCGGGGATTCGTCAGGGGGCATTTAAAGGTGTGGTTAATGCGTTGTATATGATACCGCTAGTATTACGGCGTCGTTATGGTCTTACCGGTAGACTGCGCTCGAAGATATTCATCACAAATTTTTCTAGAGCGTACCTCTAAATCTATGATCGCCTGAGAGGAAACGCGGGTGAACTTCTCTCCCCTCCCCGGATTCACCTGAGAGATTCTTTCGAGCAGGTGTTTCTTAAGAGCGGAATTGTTGAAGAGATTGCTCATTCGTGTTTTCCTTGGCGATTACTGATCTCTTCTAGAATGGCTTCGGCTGCATCAGCACTGTCGGCAGACTCAGCATCAGCCCAGGACTCAAGGACCTCCAAGAGGAGCTGAGACTTGTCGTGATCAGTGCGGTCATGAAGTACTTTATTCAAGCGCTCGGTGACTGCGTTTAAGGTGTCTTCATCCAGCAGGTTGATGAGGTCTGTCAGGGTTGGCTTCAGGTACATTTTTATTGGTTCTAGGTGTTTTGGGGGGACTACTTGGGGGTAGGGAGCAGCAGACTAAGCGATCTTTCTGTGTTTTTGCAAGTGCGTTTTTAGGCTGTTATGTATTATGGGATTGACATACCCGTTTTAACTGGGGGATAAGTGCTCAGTTTTGTGACTATACTTGGAGATAAGATCATACAATTACGATCCAAAGGCATGACCTACAAGGCTATTGCCGAAGCGATTCCGTGTAGTCTGTCCACCGTCAACTATTTCCTGGCTGAAGGAGCACGAGAAAAGGTCACCGCTAGGTGTCGTAAACGTAGGAGAATTCTGTCCCTCAGACTGAAATCAGAGCACGGCGGGAAGTGCGTAGTGTGTGGGTACGATAAGTGTATTGTGGCTCTGGAATTTGATCATCTGTATCCAAAGCAAAAGACGCATGGAGTCAGCGAGATCCGGGGGAAACTTGCCAATGCGTTGGAAGAAGCTGCCAAGTGTATGTTGCTTTGTTGCCGGTGCCACCGGGAGCGGCACGCTGGCTTGCTGGATATTGGAGCACACATGGAACCAACGATATGAAACCAAAGCGATTTGACATCGAACCCTACAAAGACGCTCTCTACTTGTTCTGCCCCTGCACGAAGGCAGAAGCTCAGGCTTGGTTGAAGCGTAAGAAGATTGACCAGCACGTTGATCTGGATGGGTACGACGGGTTTGACGCCGTCACCTTCTACACCAACTGCGGGAGCATGGTCTTCATGCACGACTTCCAAGACACTCCTAAAGGATTGGGCGTTCTCGTTCACGAGTTGGTACACGTCACGATGAGTACGCTCAACGCCAAGGGGGTGAAGGAAGCAGAAGGCACAGAAGAAGCGGCGGCTTACTTGCTAGACTCGTTGTTCCAGAAATGTCTCAAACACCTTCGGGATCAGAAAGCCAAGCAGGCTCTCCCGTCCGTATCTTCAGTGCCGGAGGTAGCTTCTCTTCATGCCGGATCTTCCGGATGTCGGACAGCAGGGTCTTCGCCCGAGCGCGGGTGATCGGGACGCGAAGAACGTCAATAACATTCTCTAGCAACTTGCGGAGCTTCTGGTTTTCGGCTTCGGCTCCTTTCAGGCAATCCCTCAGATATTCAATTGCCATATTTTCAGGCCACCGCGCCTTTAGTTCAGCTAGCTCCAGCCTAGTCTTGTTGTGGGCTTCACGCTCGAGGCAGAGTTCGGGTCGCACGTCTGGATAATTCCAGTAGCCGCATTTCCACTGTGCAAACTCACCCGCTATGTTACGGGAATGGGGTTCAGCCCCGCAGCGAGGACAGTTGGTGTTGTCGGTGTTCATTTGATTAGTTGTTATTTTCACTTAAATTCTGCTTTGAAAACATCCGCATATGTTGGGTTGTAGCTTTCTAAAAGATAAACAGCGTGTTTAAGTTTGTCTTTTAACCTATGTATTTCAGCTTCGGCTTGACGCATTACCTCAATCCCTGTTTTGAATGAATCTTCAACTTCGTTTGTAACCTTTTTAAGCCTTGCGATTTCGGCGGTTTTTGCATTTCTGTCCATTCTTATTTCGTGGATTAGGTCTGTTGAAGTTTCGAGTCTTTCCCTGAGCCTTGCGACCTCGTTGTCGGGTGTGTGTGGGTTCATTTGCGTGGTGGGCATACATTGTTCAATGTGTCGGAGAATATGAGTTTCCATACCCACAGTTCTTTCCACCCCCCACGCTTCAGCGCACATCGTGCGTTTATTCGGCAGGCGGGGTTGTGTAGGTTAAAGGCTTCTCTAGTTTCGTTCATTTTTTGGTGGTAGTTTGGAATCCTTCGATGATCCCTGCAAGGTGGTGTAGTTGTTTGATGATTGCCTCGGCATTTTCGGCTCGCTCTTTCCAGTGCGCGGCCATCTCGTCGCCACGTTTGGCGGCATCCATGACCATCTCTTTGAGCCTAGCTACCTCGTTGTCGGTGGGTTTCGCTTCCTGCTCGGCCTTCAGTTCGTCGATCTCCCTAAGAAGTTTCGGCAACAACATTGGGTCTTTGCACATGAGGCTACGACTGAAGCGGGTACCTTTGTCTACGGTTCCGCACCAGTAGACGAGTATGTCATCTCGTTCGATGCGTGGAGCCCCGCAGTGGGGACAAATCTGTGGGGTGTCGGGGTTCATTTCTTGCAGTTGTTAATGATTTCTTCGGCTTGATCTGATGGCCACTCGTCGCGGATGACGTTGTGGAGCCGAGCGATCTCTCGCTGTAGGCACAGCACTTTAAGGCCGTTCACCTCCCCCATTGCTGAGGGAGGTAGGAACATGCGCCCCATGCTTTCTAGTAGTTCCTCGGGTGTGCGTGGAGTATCGGGGTTCATCGGTAGTGTTTACGGAGTTTCTCAAGGTCTTTCATCACTTTTTGCCAATCGAAATCCCTGCCTTCGTCCCCCCCCCCAAGTGACTGCCGTAAGCATTTCAATCGCTCGGTTCAGAAGCTCACGGAGCCTTGCGACCTCGTTGTCTGATTTCTGAAGCAATTCATACGACTCTTTAGCCCACTTATCGCGGTCAGCTTCTCGTTCTTTGAATGCTGTTTCGGCTCTTTCAAGTGCTTTAGTGAGCCTTGCGACCTCGTTGGTTTTCTCGACAAGTTCGCGTTCTAGCTGACGGGCGAAAGACGCTGGGGTAATTGGGGCTTTTGGATCAAATTCAAAGGTCTGCCATGTGCTATCGTATTTATAGCATTTAGCATCCGTCCTCGGCGTTGGTGTGGTGTCGTGGTTCATACTCCCTCCTCCCATTGTCCGATGGTGCGGAGGAAAGCCTCGGCACGTTGCGCGGCGGTGGCGTGGAGCAATCGTTTGTAGTCCAGCTCTCCGTTTAATCTCATGGGATTCTTGATCCCGCAAACGTCGCAGAGGCACCCGTAGTATTTCCCGAACCACTCCCATTCTTTTAGGCATCCCATTGATGCGAAAGCGAACTCTGCCC